TGGTTCTTCTGGCGCAGGGGGAACAGGCGGTACATCTAAGTTCACCTATGCAAGTGGTACGGTCTCTTTTACAGAAATGGAATCCCCCGGCGGAAATCCCGGTGGTCATGCAAATCATACAGGTGGTTCGACAACATCACTTCCCACAGGGCCGACAAATGGAGTATATATTGCTGGAAATGGAGGTGGTGGCGCATCTAACTCTGGAGGCGTAAGTCATGGCTATGGTGCATCGCAAATGGGCGGATACACATATAACTCGGCTACAGGTTATGGATCAGCCAGTTCTGGTTCAGCATCTACTACAGCTGGCAGGGCTGGCAATCAAGGAATGGTTGTTGTGTGGGAGTATAAATAATGGCTAATTACGCTGTAGTAAAAAACGGTGTCGTAGAGAATATGATCGTATGGGATGGTGTTACACCATTCTCTGTACCTGATTCTGAACTGATTGAGGCAACTGCTGATGCTCATATCGGCGGCAGTTGGGACGGTAGCGTCTTTACATTGCCTCCTGCTCCAGAACTGACGGCAGAGCAAGCAGCAGCAGCCGAAGCGAGATCAAGCGCCATTGAAAAACTAAAGGCACTTGGCCTAAACGATGCTGAAATAGCCAGTATCACAGGAGGATAGTATGGCATCAGAAGTAAAAACAAATAAAATATCCCCTGCGACTTCTACAACAATAAATGTAGGGGACTCTGGAGACACATTAGCTTTAGCAACTGATGCTGTTACTGGGTTTCAAGTTGGATCAGATGCTCAAGGAGATGTTCTTTACCATGATGGTACTGATTATACGAGATTAGCCGCTGGAACATCTGGAGATTTCTTAAAAACCCAAGGCGCTGGCGCTAACCCTGTATGGGCTTCCGCTGGCGGAAATAATTCTCCACGGTTTAGTGTTAAGGTTGATGCCCCGTGGGACTTAAGTAACGATACTTGGACTATTCATCCTTTTGACACAGCGGCTGTAAACGATGATGGCGCAAGCGGTACTTGTTTTAATATAACAGGAAGCGGAACTAACCCAAGAGGTTTCACTGTCCCAGCAGGGGAAGCTGGTATATACCTGTTATCTTACCATACGGTTCATTATGTGATTTCTGGAGCGATGGAAGCGCAAATGGCTGGAATATACAAAGGTGTATCTGGCGGAACAGCAGCCATGTTTATAGGTGAAGGATGGTATGACGATGCCTCAGTTTCTGACTATGTAACTTTAGGCGCAAGTGTTATTGTAGATGCGGCAGTTGGGGATCACTACTATGTTTACAGTAAAAACACATGTGGTGATACCGCTGGTAGAGTTAAAGGTGGCACCATGTCAAATTTTAGCGGGTTTAAATTACTATGATTACTTCACAAGGATTAATACAGCTTGGGTTCAAGTCCGGAGATTTTGTTTTACGGGATGATGGAAATGGAGTTTATATCGAGGAGTGGTTATCAAACTCCGCTAAACCAACAACAGCCGAGATAGAAGCGGCTCATGCTGTGTGGCAAGACGCATACGATGCAACAGAATACGCTCGTAAGCGCAAAGAAGAATATCCTTCAATAGAAGAATGTGTTCATGCAATGCTCGATGACGGTCTTGCAGAACTACAGGAAAAACGAGCTGCTGTAAAAGCTAAGTATCCTAAAGGGGGATCAGCATGAGCGAAGTTAAAGTTGACACAATTTCTGAACGCACTGCTGCTAGTGGAGTAACTATTGATGGTGTTCTAGTCAAGGATGGTACAGCAACTTTTCAGACTGCTGCGGGTTCTCCTCTAGTCTTTGAGGGAGCCACAGCAGATGCCCACGAAACTACGTTTGCCATTACTGATCCAACTGCGGACAGGACCATTACTTTTCCTGATGCTAGTTTTACAGTGCCGACTTCTGGCGGAGTAACACAAGTCCAACAGTGGCGCGTAGACACGGATTTCACCATATCAACAACTGACTTAAATGTTTATCAAAATTGGGAAAAGCCAGCTTCCGGGCAGTTCCCCGGATCGATTGGTGGCGATATGGCTGTAGACAGCACTACAAGCGCAACGCTGTCAGGGGCTTGGACATTTCCAGAAACGGGAACATGGTTGGTGAGATGGTGTATGTTTACTGAGGGGTCTGGTGGATCAGCGTCATTGTACGCACACATCGCTGTGACTGACGATAACGGAGCGAATTGGGTCACAGGGGCGAGGAATGACTCTTACGGGTTTCACAATCAAGATAATGCCGTGAGTGTTGAATATATTGTTAATATTGCAGATACATCGACTGATAAAGTTAAGTTTCATGGCTGGTCTGCTGCTTATTCCGTCATAATTAGGGGGCATACCGATTATAATGCCCACTATGCAACCTTTATGCGGCTTGGAGATGCATCATGAGAGCAAAAAGTATTGAAGATATTTTGGTTCACATGCATATAGGCCAATGGTTTGGGTTTGGTGGCAAGGAGAAAACCTATGCCAACCTTATTATCCATAGCGGTGACGAGAAGCCTACCGAAGAGTGGCTAAATGCAGAATTAAAAAGACAGCAAGACGCATATGACAACGATCATGCTCGTAAGCGCAAAGCAGAATACCCATCAGTAGATGAACTAATAGTAGCACTTTGGGAGGGTGTGGTAGAAGAACGCATGGCAGCAGTCACTAAACTAGAGGCGAAGAGACAAGCTGTTAAACTCAAGTATCCTAAGTGAGCTTCATAGTTGGAATCGCAAGGATAGCCCATTGGTTTCTTATCCCCTTCTTAGTTATATGGATGGCAATAGCACCAAACGATATGCTTCCTAATTGTCTTGTAGAGGCAAAGCAAGCTGTGTCTAATAAGTTTAAGGGTGGTTACTTCGGAGAATAGAATGGCATTAGTAGCTATTGAAAAAGTAGGGCAAATAGGTATTGCCAAAGAAACTAGCCCTTGGGAGCTCCCTTCTAATGTCTGGAGTGATGGTAATAACGTCAAGACAGATGAGGGTTCTATCAGGAAGTCTCCCGGCTTTTCTGAGGTCATGGCTACATGCCCTATTGCTCCTTATCATATAACTCAAATAACACTAGGCTCTCCAGAGTTTTGGGTTGTTGGTGGGTTAGCTAAGATATACTGTTATGATAATACAGGAACCGTAACTGCTTTAGATGGTGCTATCACTAGTTCTACTACAACCATAACTGTAGATAGTACGGTTGGTTTTGAGGATGCTGGCACTATTACAATAGGAAGTGAAGATATTGTTTATACGGGCAGAACAGACACAACATTTACTGGAGCAACTGTAACAGGCTCTCATGCTGATGGGTCTACTGTTACCCGTTCTACGATATGGTATGATATAACCAGAGCTAGTGGTGGAGATTACTCCGCTACTGCTGATGACACATGGACATCCACTATACTCGGTGGTGTCCTAGTCATGACAAACTTCTATGATAAACCACAGTATTGGGCCTTAACTGATGGTGTTCCCTTGTCATCTCAAAAGATGCAAGACTTGAATAATTGGCCTGCTTTAACTCAATTAGATGGCGCTATAACAGGAACTGGAGTTCCTAGTCCTGATGAAATCGTAGTAGATTCTACTATAGATTTTCCTACATCCGGTACATTTACGGTTGGGACTGAAGATATCTCTTATACAGGTAAGACCTCTACTAAGTTTACAGGTATTGGTAGAGGAGAAAACGGAACTACTGCAGCAACTCACTCAGATAACGCTCCTGTATTTATAAATACTTATTGTCGATCAATGAGGGGGTTTCGATCCTTCTTGGTTGCGTTGAATATAAAACAAGCGGGTGTTAGCTTTCCAAGGGTGGTGAAATGGAGTACCGAAGCAGCTATTCAGACTACCCCAACAAGCTGGAACGAGACAACAAGCACGGTAGATGCTGGTGAATATGAGCTAGCAGATACAAAAGGCGATATCCTTGATGGTATGCAGTTAAGAGATACCTTTATGATATACAAGGAAGACGCTGTATACTCGATGACTTATGTAGGAACCCCCTTTATATTTGCGTTTAGGCAGCTATCACCTACTGTTGGAGCTATATCAACTAACTGTGTGGCAGAGTTTGATGGCGGTCATGCGATCTTTGGTAAGGGTAACTTTTACGTTAATGATGGACAGCGATTAAAGCCCATCTTACCCCAAAGACTA